TCCCTCCTTCTTCTGTATCTAGTTGGACTGGACCGCGTCTCAAGGATCACGGACCACGCGCCGCATTCAGGACAATTCATTTAGCTTGTGCCTCTGTGCAAGGGTGTTGTTCCCCCTCTTTTTTGGTTATAAAAATAAGATGGCATTGCGTGCAGCGCCAAAGAGTGCCCTCTTCTACAACAGTACGGCGCACGCCTCGCGGACCACGGGCCTTGCCAAAGAAAGTTTTTATCCTCTCAAGCATTTTGTTTCCTCCATCTTCTACACAAATCTTTTGCTTGCCTGCTCTTTGGCTTCCTGTCGCACATCTCGCTTATGGATTTCTTCTTTGCTTGCACCTGTAACATGTGGGGTGTGACTGGTGGCGGCGGTTCGGGGAACAGGCCATTCCATCCAACAAAAGACAACACCGCACCTACTATGAGTCGGTCAATCATGCGTTCTTCTCCAATATGCTTTCCAAGCACATAACAAAGGCTTCTAGAGTGCCAGCGATCTGTAGCGGGTCGCCCGCTTCTTTAGCCCGTTCAATTTCTTTCTCGTAGTGACTGATTGAAGCTTCTATTTTTTGCTCAATAGTTTTTTGTGACCACAGTGTCATGTGTTCTTCTCCTTGAGTTTGGCTTCAATGGCTCGGATTACATCGTGAATTTCTGGTGTCCATTCATCAAGTTCATCATTTGTCAGCCCTACCCATGTGCGCTGTGGTGGAGCAGTGGCATTTTTGATTGCATCAACAAGCCATTGTGGTGGGGCGCAATCTGCTTGCGCTCCATTGTCAACAAGATACGCAGACCATCTACCAAGGCATTCCCACAAATGCGCCACAGGCTCTTGGCTTTCCAACTCTGCAATGGCTTTGGCGGCTGCCAGTTTGGCAAAGCGTTCGAGAAATTCGGTGGATTGAGTGCCAACCCAAGTTGTCCACCCGGGGCCTCCAACGTCAGACCCTCCGGCCTCTCTTACCATCTCAATGATTTCATCTTGTGTCATGCTTGTCCCCTTGCTCTGATGGCTTTACCAATAGCCCCATCTTGACAAGCATCCATGCTGTCACCTATCAACGCACAGGCTTCACGTTCTTTGGCGGCTGCCAGTTTGGCAAAGCGTTCCAAGAACTTGATGTGGTATTTTTCGGGATACTCGCCACTGACGTAGTAATCAATGGGCGACTCAAAGGTGAATGTCGTAGTCTTTTGAATTGTGCTTTGATTAACCCACGCCGTCACTTGTCCGCCAGCCTGTCTAACCATATCAATGATTTCATCTTGTGTCATTCCATCCTCCCGCTGTAGTCCATATGCTCCGTGAGCCGTGCTTCTAGCCTCTTGATCCGTTCTTCGTTGTACTGGATCGCTGCATTTGCGTACTCAGCGGCGGTCTCGGCCTCCAGCTTGCGTAGGTGTGCGTCTTGCAGTTCGGCGTGAATCACCTCGGAGATGGTCTTTGACCTGAGGATGTCTTTGATGTACTTGATTGTTGTTTCTCTGAAGTTCATTTCTTCATCTCCCTGATGTAGATTGCCAAGCCACTCACAGTGTCAGCACCGAAGCCCTTGAGCTTCTCAATGTGTTGGGCCACTTCTTCAATGGCATCGTTGCGAATGGCCCCATTCATAATTCTTGTTACATCAGATTGAGTCTGCTTTTGCATTCCATCAATGAACCCATCTTCATACCCGCGCTGGTACTCCGTAAGGGTATGCACCGCCGCCATCACCGACTCTTTGCGTTGCTTTGCTTGTCGTTCAATCTCGTTGAACGCTTCATCTTCAGGGTCCAAGAACCTAGATTCAGTCATCATCAATCTCCATTAGTTACGGTCATCGCCGTTTTTTTAACGGTCATCGCCGTTTTGCAAAAAATCAATCGTCGCTATCAGCATCGCCCCTATGGCCACGACGAACACGCCGCCAAGGAACAGAATCCCCACCCACGTCAATACGTTTAGTAACATCTCTACTCTCCAAAGTAATAATGCGCTGGCGGAGCATGTCGTTCTCTACAAGCAACACGCGCCACGCCTCAAGGACCAGTTTCGTATCCTCGTCCATTTACGTAACCCAAAGATAGAAACCGTGCAAGATTCCAATGGGGAACATGATTGCGCCAGCAACCAAAAATCCCCACAGGCTTTGTGAAAAGCAAGTAAAGACATGCGTCAGCCACGCCGCAAAGCAGGCCATTCCAATGAATGCCGCCCAGTTCATGGTTGATCCCCCAGTCCGTTCTTACGTTGCATGTACGCCAACCGGGCATACAAATCGACCATGCTGTTTTGCAAGAATTCCTTGAGATTGAGCGCGTTGTGCGCATCGCGGATCACCTGCCCCGGAACACGGACCTCGGCCAAGCAGCCGTACTGCTCCAACGTGATCACCAAGGTGTCGTCCTCTTCAGTTTCAATCATGTCTATTTGCCCGCTCATCATTCCTCCCAGCAACCGGCAAGCCGGTTTTGTATTACGTTTTTCATATCACTCCTCCATCATGAAATTGGTTGCATCGTTGTAAAACGTCAAAAACATGTCCAGCGCCATATGCTTGTCAACGCCCGTGGCCCGCGCACCGCCCGCCGCTACCATCATGGCCGCCAAAACAGAAACCTTCGGTGACTTGGAATGCTTGAACATCGTCTTGGCAATCTCCACGGCACATGCCTGCGTCTCGTCGCGCAACCGCGTCATTTCCTCAAGGGAAAGTTCTTTGGGCTTGCCTGCGTCCTTATTCGATTCCATCAGGCTTCTCCAAATACTCGTTCAAAGTCATCTCCGCATTGACCAACACCGTCAACACGCCATACAACGCCTGTTGAGTTACATGGTCCGAGGACCGGGCAATGATGCCAATCATTGCCATGGCCTCATCCATCGTGTTACGCGCATCGTGGACCATCCACGTGTTGACCTCGAAATAGTTGGGTAAGTCCTGCTTTGCTTGTTTCTTTGCCATTTTGTTTCTCCTTTATGTGGGTTAGGGGTAATAGGCCTCACGGGCCTCGTCTGCACAATACTGCATAGCGCCTAAGATGATCTCTTCCTTAACATCGTCAGACAAGAGTTCCGCAATGTCCACGCCGTCCAAATAAGCATAAAACACCGTCCAGTCCTCCTTCACGCCAACGCTAGGGTCAGCAGCCTCGAATTCCAGCCAGCATTCCAACGTATGCTGCTTCAGGTACTTGCCAGCACCAGTCTCGAAAACATGGTTGTAAGACAGCAGGCCGTCATACGGGTTGTTGATAAGGGTGTAGTCAATCATTGCTGGTCTCCAAAATCAGGGGTGGACGATATGTACCAATGGTCAAGCTGCTCAAAGATGTCAAAGAAGTCGTCTTCAGTAAGTAGTGCGGTAATGTCCAAGGATAACGGACCGTGGACCACGGATACACTCTTTACTCGGGCTTCTCCAGCACTGTCCAAGCCGTAAGTTACTTGGACCGGGACTTTAATGGAAAGATCAGCTATCTGTAGCTGGGTTAATGGATCTTGACTCATACTCTGCTATCCTTTCTTGAATTACATGTGTTAGGGACACGTAGTATCGTTTGGAAAACACTAGGTGTCAAGTACAGTTTGTTGTGTTTTTCATAGGGGTTTTCCCTCATATATATGCAAATGGATATATAGAATGGGGGTTGTTATGCTATTTTGGGGTTCCCTATAGGAGTTTTTAGGGTAAGAGGTGTTTTTTTTATTTTTTTTGTGGGGATAGACGTAATAGACGTAATGCCGTAATAAGTCAATTAAATCAATGACTTTTTGATGTACAGTACATTACGTTGTAAGGATAGACGTAATTTACTGGGGTGTCCCTACGTTTAGAGGAGGTGATTTTTTTTTTACTACTCTTCCTCTCCAGACTCTATATAGACGGCCTTGAATTGGATTGGCTGGGGGATGTACATCTTGACTAATTCGCATTGCTGGGTTACATTTGATTATTGATTTACAGGAGTTAGTCCTTGATACAGATCGACGCAAATATACCCATCCCTGAGGATCGTACGACCTACCCCTTCCGGGACATGGAAACAGGCGACAGCATCCTGTTTAAGGGCGAAAAGCAGGCAGCCTCGGCTAGGGTGGCAGCCATCCGGTTTGCCAAGGTCCACAGGCCCGGCTGGACCTTCTCCATGCGCAAGGTGGACAACGGCTGGCGCTTGTGGAGAACCGCATGACCAAGCGGGATGTCTGGAACGTGCCTCCTGTGGTCCCGGACAAGGCCAAGCAGAGGCTCGCGGGCGAAGTCCGACCCCTGAGGCAGCAAAAGGTCCTGAATGCCAAGGAATGGAAGTTTGTGCAGGAGTACGTGTCCGGCGATGGCCGGGTGACCCTGAAAGAGGCAGCCATGCGTGCCGGGTACAAAGAGGGCTCTGCCTCGGTCATGGCGTGGAAGCTGACCAACCCCAAGGAATACCCGCACGTGGTGGCCGCGATCCAAGCCTACCGTGCTGAGCTGGCTTCGAAGTACAACACCTCGTACGAACGCCACATGAAAGATTTGCAGGAGATCCGGGACAAAGCATTGGCTGCCGGAGCCTTTGCTGCTGCCGTGCAGGCAGAGTACCGGCGCGGCCAAGCGCTGGGCACAATCTATGTCGAACGCAAGGAAATTCGGCACGGGACGATTGACTCCATGTCGAAAGAGGAAGTGCAGCGAAAGCTGGACGAACTCAAGCGCTTGTACGGCGGGCCCCCTCCGACCGCTTTGATTGACGCAACCACGGGCCAAGTGCTGGACAGTACCGACCGCGAGAAAGATCCCGCCTTCGATGCTGGCGTGGCCGATCCCCCGCTAGATGTTTTTGAAATAGACCGTGGCGACGACACCTGAGGCGCGATTCTCTGCACGCGTGCGCGATGGACTCAAAGCGCTGGGGTGCGATGTCGAGCGAATCGAAAACCGGGTGAACCTCGGTGTTTCGGACATGCTGATTGGCGTGGCTGATTGCTTTGTCACTGTGGAATTGAAAGTTGTTGCCCGGGGCTTAAAGGTTACGCTGCGACCGCATCAAATTGCTTTTTTGATTCGGCACGCTTCCAAGGGCAGGCCTTGCTTTGTGCTTGTTTTGAATATCGACCGGATTTTGCTTTACCACGGCCGCGATGCTGTTGCCCTTGCTGCCGAGGGCCTTCGGCTGCCGCCGCTGGCAGTGTGGCCTTCGCGGGGGATGAACTGGGCGGAGTTGAAAGAAAAGCTATCGGGCATGCCGGATTGATCGAAAAAAACAATTGGACATTTTGCCGGGGTTTGGCAGAATAGGGGCTGCTGAAATAATTCAGCGAACAGAAAGGATAGAGAAATGACACAGTTGACAATTGATTTGAGCGAATCAGATAACGCGATGATTTGGGCAATTGCGGTTCAGGCCGTAGCTAATGGTGAATACTATGGTGACGCGGACTATGCTTACGAGTGCGAATGGCGGTATTTTGAAGATGATCTTGCATGCCAAAATTAATTGAGAAAGGATAGAGAAATGAAGACAAAAACCCTTTGCGTATATTGGGCGCACGCGACACGTGACGGCCCTTCTAAAATTTTCAAATTAAAGCGCGACGCGATACAGTGGGGCCGCGATACTTTCGACGGGCTTTTTATT